AGATGGAACTGCAATTACAGTTAATAAGTTTATTGATGTTGAAGGTGAGGAAATGAAAGTTACTAAGATTACAGGTAAGAAACTTACTGTTAAGAGAGGTCAAGATAGCACAAGCGCTAAAGAACACGTTAGAGGAACTGGAGTCAAGGGCATTGATTACACTGGAAGAGAGGATAGTAATATCGTCGAACTTGGTGTTGAATTTGGATTTGCTGGTTCTTACTCATGAAAACTGACGGATTAGATGATGCTTTCAATGTAGAAACAAGTATTGTTCCTGCAGAGATTGAAAAAGTTCAGAAAAAAGAAAAACCAAGCTCTGATCATATTAGTAAAGACTATGAGTATACTCGTGGTAATCTTTACAGTATCATTGAAAAAGGACAAGAGGCACTCAATGGTATCTTAGAGTTAGCCCAAGAGAGCGAAATGCCAAGGGCATATGAAGTTGCTGGTCAGTTAATTAAGAATGTCGCTGATGCAACTGATAAGTTAATGAAGTTACAGAAAGAACTTAAGGATGTCAATGAAGAATCTACCAAGGGACCAACGAATGTAACCAACGCTCTCTTTGTAGGATCTACAGCAGATCTTGCAAAACTATTAAAGAGTGAAAGTCAAAAGGACAATAAATAATCTGGGGAGAGAAATCCCAAAGTACCAAGGTTACTAATACGATGTCAAGAGAGGATTTACCTTCAATTGATGATTACATTGTAGATTTAAATGATCTACCATCAGTCGAAGATTACTTAACAGAAGAAGTTAAAACGGAATTACCTTCTGTTGAGGATTATATTGAAGAAGAAGAAATAGAAGAATCGGTTCAAACCATAGAGGATGCTGAGGGAAACACGTTTGCGGAAGTAAAAGATATAATCCCACCATTCCCAGAATTAATTCGTCTGATCAACGATGTTAGAAAAGACATCCCAGACATCCCAGAGATAAAGTATTACGATAAAGAATTAGAAGATCTAACAGAACAGATTAATCAGGTAAGAGATGAGATACCTGAAGTTAGATACTATGAAGCAGAGATAGAGGCAATCTGTGAACAAATTGATCTTGTAAAACAAGTAATAGATAAGAACGCTGCAGATATACCAGAGATAAAATATTATGATGATCAAATCAGTATATTAGAACAACGCCTTGAGCAGATAAATCAGAATATTGAAGAACTGCCCGAACCAAAATATTATGAAGAAGATATTCAGTCTCTTAGAATAGCAGTTCAAGAAGTACAGGATCAAATTCCTACATTCCCTAAGTGGGTCAATGAGGTAAATGAAGTCCCTGATTTCTCATGGATTGGAAAGACCTTTAGTGTCATCGATGATGATTTTGTTAAAGTCCATGATGCTGTTGAGGGACTGAGAGGAAAGGTTGAATATGACCTGGATAGAATTGAAGAGCACTTTGATAAGAAAGAATTTGAAACTAGAACTTCTTTCAACGAATTTCGTGAGGATCTGAATACTAGATTTGATTCTGAAAAAGAAAGATCTGATTCGGAAAAAGAAAGAATCTGGAAAGAAATAAAAGAAACCTCCATGAGAATGTGGGGACACCACAAAGAATTTAAAGATGATGATAGAAAGTTAAAGAAACAGATTCTTGGTGAATACAATCTTCTCAAAAAATCTCTCAAAGAAAAAATTGAAGGAGTAAATCAAGAGAGTGTAAAAACTGACGAATTACTTCTTAATTACTTTAATGAACTAAAAAAAGAAATTGAAGAATTACCTGAAGTAAAATACTATGACGAACAGATTGATGAACTTAATAAGGGATTTAATTCTTTAAGAACTCTCGTTGAAGAGATAAAGGAAAAACAGGAAGTTTTAAAAGAAGAAGTTAATAGTAGACCAATTCAACCAGACCCAAGTGAGTCTAATATTGATCCATTAACTCCAACTGACCAAAACTTTGCTACACATGAAGACTTAGCAAAGCATTATAAGTTATTCATTAACAGAGTTCAGCAACAGTTATACACTATTGGTGGCGGTGGTGCAGGATTCATCAAAGATCTTGATGATGTTGAATTTGATCAAACAACAGGAACTAATAAACTTCTAATTTATGATGGATCTCAGTGGGTTGGTATTGCAAGCACGGCACTTTCTGGCATACCTGATGAATTAGCAACAGACACAACAGGTGTAAACCTTGTTCTTTCTGGAAATTTAAGTGTTGGTGGAACAATAACTTATGAAGATGTAACCAACATAGACTCAATTGGTATTGCGACTGCTAGAAGTGGTTTACAGATTGGTAATGGAAGTTCCACTACAATAGTTTCATTAGAGTCTGCTTCTTCAACCACTACAACAGATTCTGAAACTAGTGTTGATACTTTTGATGCTAGTGTATATCGATCTGCACAATATCAAGTTCAGATTACTAGAGGATCTGCATATCATGTAACTACTCTGAATGTTTTGCATGATGGATCAACTGTTTATTTAAGTGAATTTGGAACTATCAAAACAGGATTATCACTTGCAACATTTGATGCAGATATCAATTCTGGAAATGTGAGGGTAAAAGCTACTCCAAGTTCTTCATCTTCAACAACATTTAAAATTTCAAAAACCCTTACAAAAGTATGAAAACCTTTAAACAGTTTCAAGAGTCTTGGTCTAATAAATATAAAAAGAGTATTGACTGTTCTAATCCGAAAGGGTTCTCTCAGAAAGCACATTGTGCTGGACGTAAAAAAAGAGCAGCAGGTGGTCAAACTAAATCTAAACCAGTTGAATGAGCAATCCTCGTATCCCAAGAAAACCTGGTCAACCAGCAAACTCCAAGAAACACTCTGACCTTTATACGGATGAAAATCCCAAAGGAACGATTCATGGACTTGGGTTTAAGGATGTTGCGACTGCTAAAGCATCTGTTTCTAAAATTCGTAATTCATCAAGATCTCATGCTCACAAAATCCAGGCAGCTGTTGCTATGGAACAAAGAGCAAGAGAGATGGGTAAAACTTCAGAGGCAGCAGTTTATCGTAAGTTTATCAACTCAATGAAGAAGAAGACTAAGGAAATGAACGAAGAGAAAAAGAACGGTCGTTGTCCAGAAGGACAATATTATTGTTACACTGATGAAAAGTGTAAACCTATTCCTAAGGGTTATAAGATGGTAGGTCGTGCTGGTTATCTTCGTAAAGAGAATGGTCACTCCGTAGACGATACCAAAAAGAATGGTAACGGCAACGGAAACGGTAATGGAAATGGTAATGGTGGAAATGGTAATGGTGGGGGAATGAGTGAAGAAAGTCTTCGTGATTGGTTTGGCAAGTCAAGATCAAAAGGTGGAAAACCTGGTTGGGTTCAAGTAGTGTCAGGTAAACCTTGTGCTCGTCAACCCGGTCAAAAATCAACACCTAAATGCGTGTCCTCTGCAAAGAGAGCAAGCATGAGCAAATCCGAAAGAGAGTCTGCTCAAAGAAGAAAGAGAGCTGCTGATCCTGGTCAACCACAAAAGACTGGTGCAGCAAAACCCACATACGTTTCAACTGATAAACCTAAGAAGAAAATGAACGAGTCAACCGAGTTTATTACTTTACCTCTTAATATTGAGATTCCAAATAATATTAGAGATTTCAACTTAGGATTAATGTTCCGTGAAAGTTTAGACGTAAACAGTGGAATGCTATTCATCTTTGATGATGTGCAGCAACAGTCATTTCATATGACTGAAACAAGAATCCCTCTCGATATTGCTTTCATTAGAGAGGATGGAACAATCGAAAGCATTAAAGAATTAGAACCATTTAACGAGAGTCCAGTTGCTTCGGATGGAGAAGTGCTGTGTGCGTTAGAAGTAAACCGTGGATGGTTCGCAGAAAATAATGTAGAAGTAGGTGACATGATTGATATTGAAGAAGGCAAGAAAGATGCTTGCTATCATAAAGTCAAGTCACGTTATTCAGTTTGGCCAAGTGCATATGCATCGGGAGCACTGGTCAAATGTAGAAAAGTTGGTGCAGCAAATTGGGGAAATAAGACAAAGAAGGAAGAATTTGAACTTGATGAAAAGTGTTGGAAAGGTTATGAGAAAAAAGGCATGAAGACTATGTTTGGAAAGAGATATCCAAACTGTGTCAAAAAAGAAGAAGTTGAATGTAATCATACAGATAGTGGAGTTGAATGTCCTGTTCACGGAATGTCATTGTGTAAGTCTACTCCAAAAGGTGGAGATGGTGGAAAACCAGGTCCCAATAAAAACTATGTAAAACCAATGGGTGAATCTGTAAATGAGGCAGTAAGAATTCCTGCTAGAACTGGTAACATTGTTGATACTTATTTTAACTACAGAGGTAAGTATTACATGTTAAAAATGTTCTTCCCTCAAACTTCTATCCCCAGAAGGTCTGACGTACAAGATCAGATCACTAAAGTATATCCCGGTGCGAAACTGCTAACTTTCAAGGTTTCGGACTATGAACCAGGACAACCACTCCTCCATACAGAAGGAGCAGCATGGACAAAGAAAGAAGGAAAAAATAAATCAGGTGGACTCAACGAAAAAGGACGAAAGTCTTACGAAAGAGAGAATCCAGGATCTGACCTTAAGGCACCTAGCAAGAAGGTTGGAAATCCCAGAAGGGCATCGTTTTGCGCTAGAATGAAAGGAATGAAGAAGAAACTTACTTCTTCAAAAACTGCTAACGACCCAGATAGCAGAATCAATAAATCATTAAGAGCCTGGAACTGCTGAGGTTAGTGTATGAGTGATAATGTATATCTTGGCAATCCTAATCTAAAAAAAGCAAATACTGCCATTGAATTTACTCAAGAGCAAGTTCTTGAGTTTATGAAATGTAAAGACGATCCTGTCTATTTTGCTAATAATTATGTGAAGATTGTTTCTTTGGATGAGGGATTAACACAATTTCATCCATATCATTTTCAAGAGAAGTTAATTAATAACTTCCATAACAACAGATTTAATATCTGTAAGATGCCTCGTCAGACTGGTAAATCCACTACAGTCGTATCTTACCTTTTACATTATGCTGTGTTTAATGACAGCGTTAATATTGGCATTCTTGCAAACAAAGCAGCAACCGCAAGAGAACTTCTTGGAAGGCTACAAACTGCATATGAGAACTTGCCCAAATGGATGCAGCAGGGTATCATTGCATGGAACAAAGGATCTCTGGAGTTAGAGAATGGCAGTAAGATATTGGCAGCTTCTACGTCTGCAAGTGCTGTCCGAGGTATGTCGTTCAACATCCTCTTTCTCGACGAGTTCGCATTCGTCCCGAATCACGTTGCTGACTCGTTCTTTGCATCTGTTTATCCTACTATTACTTCTGGTAAAAACACCAAAGTAATTGTTGTATCTACACCACACGGTATGAATCATTTCTACCGTATGTGGCATGATGCGGAGAGAGGAAAGAATGAATATATTCCAACAGATGTTCACTGGTCAGAAGTTCCTGGTAGGGATGATGTCTGGAAAGAACAAACGATTGCAAACACATCTGAACAACAATTTAAGGTTGAGTTTGAGTGTGAGTTCTTAGGTTCTGTTGATACACTGATTGCTCCTAGCAAGTTGAGAACAATGGTGTATGATAGTCCCATGCAGAGAAATGCAGGATTAGATGTATATGAACCAGTGCAGGAGAATCATGATTATGTGATGACCGTTGACGTGGCAAGGGGTGTTGGTGAAGACTACTCGGCTTTTGTTGTGGTTGACATCACATCCTTCCCACACAAGGTAGTTGC